GCGGTGGTCGGAGAAGGATTTGACGGGTCAATTAATGCGTCAGATGGCTAGGGACCCCAAAGCGGACCAGTGGGAGATCATTGAGTTTCCGATGGAGTTGCCTTCTGGCAATCCGGTGTGGCCGGAGTATTGGTCTGTTGAGGATATGGAGTCGATTAAGGCCAGTATCCCAATATCCAAGTGGAATGCGCAGTACCAGCAGAACCCGACGGGCGATGAAACGTCCATTTTGAAGCGTGAATGGTGGAATGTGTGGGAACGGGAGGTTGTTCCACAGCTAGAGTACGTGATTCAGAGCTATGATACGGCGTTTTCTAAGAATGAGCGTGCGGATTACAGTGCCATAACGACGTGGGGTGTTTTTTATCCTGAAGAGGGTGGGCCTCCGAACCTTATTTTGTTAGATTCACAAAAAGGGCGTTGGGATTTCCCAGAACTGAAGGGTGTTGCGTATGATCAGTACCAGTTTTGGGAGCCAGAGACGGTAATTATTGAGGCAAAGGCGAGTGGCACGCCATTGACGCATGAATTACGAAATATGGGCATACCCGTGGTAAACTTTACGCCTTCACGCGGAAAGGACAAGCTGTCTCGTGTGCATAGTGTTTCGCCGCTGTTTGAATCGGGTTTGATATGGGCACCTGATAAGTCATGGGCACATGAATTGATAGAAGAATGTGCGGCGTTTCCTAATGGAGAGCATGATGACTTGGTAGATAGTACGACACAGGCTTTGATGCGGTATCGGCAGGGCAATTTTGTACAACTACCGACCGATGATTGGAGTGATGACCCGTCGGCACTCAAACCGATGGCATATTACGGGTAGCGGGTATGGAAGAAGACAGAGACGGTTTGACGGCTTTAGCCAGAATCAACAGCATTCGAGAGAGAGCGGGTCTACCTCCTTTGTCGATGCAAGAATTTTTGGCAATGGGCGGTTCTGAGGACGATCCTACTTTAAATTTCCAAGATTTTACCGGTAATAATCTGACAGGCAGAGGTGGCATAGGTCAGTTTGACTATGGCACTTATCGACCGGTGGGCACTGCTACGATGCCCGGTGGTGACGACATAGGTAATCCCGACGCGACAGGCACTGGGACGGATCTTGGGTCAGACATTGTCATCCCATCGATAGGTGGGTTTAATTTTTTTGGTCAAGCGCCTACGGGGGATCGAGGCCAATTTACGGCGGCAGATATTTTGGTATCGGCCAGCGAACAGCCTAATTTGTATGACACGTATGATCCTTATACGTTTACACCTACGGTAAACCCTTTTGCTTCTGCGATTCAGAACCGGTACGGCTATATCCCTCCTTCACGGCCTACGCCTGAATTAGTATTTGAGCCGGAGCCAGCGCCACCAGTAGAGCCTTTACCAGAGCCGCCTGAGTTAGAACCAATTGTTCAGCCACCGGCTCCCGAACCTGCGCCCATGCCGCCCCCTGTAAAAGGTGGGCCACCCAAGCGAGCACCTATACGATACCCGGAGCCTCCCACAGAAATACAGTTACCGCCACAACCTGAGGCAGGTTCTATTATTGTAGATGAAGATGGAAATCGAGGTCGTACTTCGGGTCCTATTATTTCTCCGTCACCAGAGCCTGAGCCTGCACCGCCTCCCTTGCCACCAGAACCACCTATTTTTATTCCGCCGCCTCCGCCTGTGGATTTGCCACCTCCGCCGCCTCCGCCTGTGGATTTGCCGCCTCCGCCTGTGGATTTGCCGCCACCATCGCCGCCTATTTTTATTCCGCCACGGGTAGAGCCACCTGTGGTTTTCCCTCCGGGGGACTCTGGACCTATTATTGAAAATCCGGGTGGTCCCCTTATTCCTGAGCCACCTGTAAAGTCACCACCTAAAGTAGTAGCTCCACCGCCACGACCACCGGTAGAACCACCACCGGTCGTTGTAGAGCCTCCGGAACCACCTTACATGCCACCGGTCATAGACTTGCCGCCACCGCCACCGCCACCGGTTGCAGTAGAGCCACCACCGCCGCCTCCACCACCACCGGTGTTTGAGCCGGAGTTGCCAATGCCTGTGCCGATGCCACCTGTGAGAGGAGAGTTGCCTACACCAATGCCTGAGCCACCACCTATACCGGTGCCTCAACCCATGCCTGTGCCGGAGCCGCCTATTTTCATTCCGCCGGCTCCTATGCCAATGCCTGCACCGCCAGCGCCGATGCCTACACCAGCGCCGATGCCTACACCAGCACCGATGCCGCCACCAGCGCCCATGCCAATGCCTGCGCCACCAGCGCCCATGCCAGCGCCTCCGATGCCTCAACCCATACCGGAGCCACCCATTTTTGTTCCGCCGATGCCTCAACCGATGCCTGCGCCTACAAAACGGTTACCCGGTGACTCTGGCCCAATAATCGCGAACCCCGGAACACCGCCCATGCCCGTAAGTCCGCCTCCTGCCCCACCAAAGGAACCTGTCGTTAAGGATCGACGTGGCGCGGCGTTCATGCGGAATCTACGGCCCACGGGTCTTGGTACAATGGACACGGGGATCATGCCGATAGTTCGGAGAAGACGGTGACACCTGAAGAGCAATATGGGGTCATAAAGGCCCCTGACTCACCTTTGATGGCGCGGGCCGCTGAGATGTTTCGTGGCGTGGAGCGTCGTGTTGCGGGTAGCCCTGCCGAGTTTTTGATTCCCGGTGGCGGCATTGCTCAAGTTTTAGAGCGTAAGGCTTATGGTGAAGACCCGTCGGCGTTTGAGTACGCCATGGCGGGTTTGGATGCCACGGATATCGTGCCGGGGGCCGCGCCCCTTAAAGCCATTTTTGCGGGAATTAGTGCAAAAGGCGCTAAAGCTATCAAAGACCGTGTAGATTCTTTGCGTGGTGAAGGCTTAGAGGACGGTCAAGATTTATGGAATGCGCAAAAAGGCGAAAAAAACAAAGGGTATTACGACCCTTTAGACAAAAAGTTTCGGTTTGAGATAGATACGCAAGGTGTGTCTTTAAAAGACCCCGTGACGGTAAAAGATGTGGGTTATCGAGAATCGGGTATTGAGGCTAGTGTACCGCGTGATAAAAAGTTTCTTTTGTCAGAAGTTGTTGATTTTCCTGAACTTTTTGAGAAATATCCCGAACTTGAAAAAATAAACGTCGAATGGTCTCCTGAGCCAGACAGTGGTTTTTATAGTTCTGCACGTAAAACAATTGGCTTAGGTGATGCGGAAAACAAAGAAGAGCTAACGTCTACTCTTTTGCATGAAATCCAGCACGTTGTTCAAGAAGCTGAGGGCTTTTTGGGTGGCGGTAACAAAGACATGTTTAAGTCTCCTGAATTTGTTCAAGCCAAAATAGAATTGATGGACCGGACAAAAGCGGCTCAGGAAGAGATAACAGACGCGTTTGCACCTTTTTCTTTTGGCGACGAAGCGACTTTATCGCCTCAATTTGTTTCTACGCAGTTAGTTGAACTTTACGACAACATGTTGGATTACGCTAAAGGCCCTACAGGGTTTTTGGAGGATTTGCGTAAGGTCTACAGTAAAGAAGGCGGTGTTCCTAGAGGAACAGACCCAGCGATAAGAGATGCGGTTAGAAACGTAAATTTGTTTTTAGGGAAAGATCTCGATCGTGTAGAAAAGTTTCTTTTGACTAATTCTTCAATGCTTGATGAATTTCAACCTTTGCTTAAAAAAGCGGACGAGTTTGAAAAGGCAGAAAGGGAGTTTCGTAGACAATATCGAGCTATTCCCGGAGAAATAGAAGCTAGTAACGTTCAAGTCAGCTACCAAGGGTTTTCGCCAGAAAAATTTGCAATTGAGTATGGCTTGACTAGAGATCAACTGCCTAAAGGGTTGATGAATATGTCTCCCGCCGCTATAAAAGAAAATGTGCCTTATATGCGAGGTTTGCCACAAGAGCAAGCGGTTTTTCCTTTAACGGAAGATTTTAGAAACCCACTTCGGCCACAACAAAAAGCTCAAGGCGGTGGAGTGCAAAGCCTTGTTCCCATGGTTAAAAATATGTATCGGGGTTATGATGATATAAAACGTGGTGTGGGATCTTACATGCCGCATACCCGATACTCTAGGAGATCTTGATGGCTAACGGTGATGATAAAGCTACGCTGTCGTCGTTGATGGATAGCACGGCCCGCCAAGAAGTAAACCCAGAAGAATTAGAATTAGACATTGAGATAGCCTCTCCCGGTACGTTTGAGCCTAAAATGACCGACGCTTCAGAGGGTGTTGAAATATCTGAGGCCGAGGATGGTGGTGTTATCGTTGATTTTGACCCCTCTGAAATGATGATGGTCGATGAGAACGATTTTTACAGAAATTTGGCAGAGGAGATGGATGACGGCGATTTAGCGACCATTTCCAATGAATTATTGAGCGAATACGAAGCCAATAGATCATCTCGTTCTGATTGGGAGGATTCTTATTCCAAAGGGTTAGAACTACTGGGTTATACCTACGAAGATCGCACAATGCCTTTCCGTGGTGCGACAGGTGTAACACACCCGTTACTAGCTGAAGCGGCCACACAGTTTCAAGCGCAAGCGTTTAACGAGCTTTTACCACCCGGTGGGCCTGTTCGAACGGCGGTTATGGGTGAGTTGACACGTGAAAAACAAGCGCAGGCGGAGCGTGTAAAAGAATTCATGAATTACTACATCACTAATGTGATGGAAGATTACACGCCTGAGTTTGATCAAATGTTGTTTTACTTGCCCTTGGCAGGCTCTACCTTCAAGAAAGTCTACTTCGACGCAACAATCGATCGTGCGGTCAGTAAGTTTGTGCCCGCAGAAGACTTGGTAGTGCCTTATACAGCAACGGATCTGGACACCTGCCCGAATGTAACGCAAGTAGTCAAAATGCCGCTGAATGACGTTAGAAAGCGTCAAGTGACAGGCTTTTATCGTGATATTCAGGTGTTGCCTTCACAAGGTGAAGAAGCCACGGATATTGCACAGGCGATGGAAAAGATCGAGGGTGTTCAGCCCAACATGATTGACTACGACTGCACTTTACTGGAGTGTCATGTCGATCTTGATCTGCCCGGTTTTGAAGAAATGGGGGAAGATGGCGAGCCGACGGGTATCAAAATTCCGTATGTCGTCACTATTAGCGAGGATAATGGACAAGTTTTGTCGGTTCGTCGCAACTACAACGAAGAAGACGAGCTAAAACGTAAGATACAATACTTCGTTCACTACAAGTTCTTGCCCGGTTTTGGGTTCTATGGGCTTGGTTTGATTCACACGATAGGTGGTTTGTCTCGTACCGCAACGGCGGCACTACGTCAGTTAATTGATGCGGGTACGTTTTCTAACTTACCTGCGGGTTTCAAAGCCCGTGGCATGCGGATCAGAGACGATGAAGAGCCTTTACAGCCCGGTGAGTTTAGAGACGTGGACGCGCCCGGTGGGGCAATCAGAGACAGTTTGTTGCCTCTACCGTTCAAGGGACCGGATCAAACACTTTTTAACTTGCTAGGGTTTGTAGTAGAGGCGGGTCGTCGATTTGCCACCATTACAGATTTGAAAGTAGGGGACGGTAATCAAGGTGCGGCAGTAGGCACTACGGTTGCCATGCTTGAACAAGGCTCGCGAGTCATGAGTGCTGTGCATAAACGCCTGCACTATGCAATGAAAAAAGAGTTCAAGATGCTTTCGCGAGTCATGTCGGAGTATCTACCGCAAGAATAT